CAGCAGTAGCAATTGATAAAGAAATTCCAGCAGCAGCTACATTAATTCAAATTTTAAATATTATATAATGGCAAACATTTTAGGAGCAGGTGGACAACCAATAGGAGGACAAGAAGAAAAACCAATTTCATTAGAGAAAACCGAAGCAATTGCATGTAAGAAGTGTGGTGGTGAGGTTTTTGTACAAGGGTTTGGATTTCGTAAGATTTCAAAGTTATTAACTGGTAAACCAAAAGATGAAGTACTGCCGGTTGAACTATTTCTTTGTGGAGATTGTGGTGAAGTATTAAATGATTTATTACCTCCGGGTCTAAAAGTAGAAGAAGAAGCATAATATGGCTAAAACATTATTCGACCATCTAAACGCAATTTGTGATAAGAAAGACCCAAAGTATTGGGATACACTTGATGAGAGTGATAAAAAGACATGGAGTAACTATATGATACTCCGTTTTCTTTCTATGAAACCTGAGTGGATAGAATTAATTGCAGATATACAACCTTACATTCAGGAGGCACCGCCTAAAGCGATGTACTTATGTTTGATAGGATTGATTCCAAAAACAAGAGCATTCTTAAAGTATATGAAACCTGTCTCATCTGAAAAGTATGAAGATTGGATTGTTAAATTAGTTGCACAATTCTATGAGGTATCAGAAACCGAATCAGAAGAATATCTTAAAATCCTTTATGAAACTACAAGCGGTAAAATGCACATAAAGGAAATCGCAGAGAATTATGGTACTGACCCAAAGCAAATTACTAAATTAAAACTCAAAGTTTAATTTGGTTTATTGGGATAATTTTCGTATCTTTATATAAATAAACATAATGGCAAAAGTATCATTTTCGCAATACTCTATGTGGAGTAGTTGCCCGCATCAATATAAGTTAAATTACATAGATAAGTTAGGTGAGAGTTCATCTAACATCCATACAATATTTGGAACTGCTATGCACGAAACAATTCAACATTACCTTTCGGTTATGTATGGTGTTTCTAAAAAGCAGGCTGATGAAATCAACAAAGATAAACTCTTATTGGAAAGAATGAGAGAAGCTTATAAATCCGAAGCTGAAAAAATGAGTGAAGGAACTCCTTGTACTCAAATTCAATTGGAAGAATTCTATGGTGATGGTAGACGTATATTAGCTTGGTTAGATAAGCATATGCACAAATTCTATTCTAAGAGTGGATTTGAATTAGTAGGTATTGAAATTCCATTGAATGCAACTATTAAAACAGGTGTACACTTTATTGGATTCATAGATATCGTTATTAGAGATTTGGCATCTAATGAAATTATCATTATTGACCTTAAGACATCCACTATGGGATGGAATCAGTATCAAAAAGCTGATAAGATGAAGAACTCTCAAATTCTTTTATACAAAAAATATTATTCAGAGTTATTTAATATTCCTTTAAATAAAATTAAAGTAGAGTATCAAATACTTCGTAGAAAGTTACCGGAAGATTCGGCATTTCCAATTCCACATGTATCAAAGCATATTCCAGCACATGGTTCACCAACTGTAACAAAAGTGTACGATGAGTTTATGCAGTTTATTAATACTGTGTTTGATGATGAGGGTAAGTTTAAAGATATTGAATTTCCAAAAGTACCGGGTGCAGCAAAAAAGAATTGTAAGTTTTGTGAGTTTGGGAATAGGGGAATATGTGATAAAAAGGCTACAAAATAAAATTTTATGTTTTTTTTAAATCATTATACTTATATATATAAATATATTAATGATGAATCAAGAAAACACAAAACTGACAACAGTGAAAATACTGAAAGATGTATATTCAAGTTTCAAAAAAGTTTCTTTTACTTCGGATGTTACACTTCAAAAGCTAGTTAATAGAACTGTGGAGAGATATGTGACTGATATCGAATTTAGAGAAGAAATGAACGAATACTTAAAACTACAAATTTCAGGTTCACAATTTTAAGAAACAAAATAAGTTATGGCAAAAAAGAAAAAAATCCTTTTACTTTCAGATGATTTAAGAATGGCTAGTGGTATTGCTACTATGTCAAAAGAATTAGTGTTGGGTACGGCACATAAATACGATTGGTTTCAGGTAGGTGCAGCAATTAATCATCCAGAGGCTGGTAAGGTTTTGGATGTTAGTGAAGATATTCAAAGAACATATGGTATCCCAGATGCTAGTGTAAAAATTCTTCCTTGGAATGGTTATGGTAATGCTGATTTAATTAGACAACTAATTAATGCAGAACAACCTGATGCTATCCTACACTTTACTGACCCTCGTTATTGGACATGGTTATATGATATTGAACATGAAATCAGACAAAACGTTCCACTTTTATTCTACGCAATTTGGGATGATTTACCAGACCCATTATACAATCGTAATTACTATGAGAGTTGTGATTGGATTGGGTGTATCTCTCGTCAAACGTATGGTATTATTAAAAGATTATCAGCATTGGATACTAAACCAACTTGGAAACCAAAAGCAGATTGGCAAGTTAGTTATGTACCACATGGTATTAATACAAATGTATATAAACCAACTGATGTTCCAGCTGAATTCCGTAAAGAAATTTTAGGTGGTAAAGATTATGACTTTGTATTATATTGGAGTAATCGTAATATTAGAAGAAAACAACCTGCAGATGTTATCGTAGCATTTAAAAAGTTTTGTGATAAAATAGGTAAAGAAAAAGCAGACAAAGTTTGCTTGGTAATGCATACACAACCTGTTGATGAAAATGGAACTGATTTACATGCAGTAATTGAAACAATGGCACCTGAATGTAATATTATATTTTCAGAAAAGAGAAGACCTCAAGAAGAACTAAATCTTATCTACAATATGGTAGATGCAACAATTAACATCGCTAACAACGAAGGATTTGGATTAGCAACTGCAGAATCGGTAATGGCTGGAACTCCAATCATTGTAAACGTAACTGGTGGATTGCAAGACCAATGTGGATTTGAAGTTGATGGTAAGATGCTAACTGCAGATGATTACATTAAGATTGGTTCACTTCACCAATGGAGAGAGTGGGAAGGAAAAGCTAAACCTGGTCCTTGGGCATTGCCTGTATGGAGTAGAGCATTAGCATTAGCAGGTTCAGTTCCGACACCTTATATTTGGGATGATAGAGTTGATATAGAGGATGTTGCAGACGCAATTGAGAAAATGTACAACACACCAAAAGAAGTCCGTAAAGCAAACGCATTAGTGGGTAGAGAGGCATTCGTTGGTGAAATGGGATTAACACATACAAATATGTGTCAAACTTTAATGGATGGATTAGAATCTACATTTGAAAATTGGAAACCAAGAGAAAGATTCGAAGTATTTAAAATAAAATAATTAGTTATAAAATGAAACCAACATTAGTATTTCAAGGACCTATATTCACTCGTAGTGGTTATGGTGACCATTGTAGAGATTTGATGAAATCCCTACGCAAGATGGATAAATATGATATTAAAATTATACCTTTAAGATGGGGTAACACTCCGCAAAACCAAGTAGATGGTACAACTGAATTCGGAAGATGGATGTTGGAAAGGGTTATTACAGCAATAGAGCAAAAGCCAGATGTATTTATGCAAGTTTCTGTGGCAAATGAATTTGAACCAAAGGGACATTATAACATTGGTGTAACCGCTGGAGTAGAAACTACAATAGCACCAAAAGATTTTATCGATGGTTCTAATAAGATGGATTTAATTATAGTACCTTCTAACTTTACAAAACAAAATTTAGGTGGTACTGTATATCAGCAAAAAGAACAAGCAACTGGACAGGTTGTAGGAGAAATACAAACAAAAACTCCAATTGAGGTTTTATTTGAAGGTGTTGATACTGAAATATTTTCTAAAGGAAGTGGTAAGGATGTATTAGCAAATGTTAAAGAAGATTTTAACTTCCTAATTGTAGGACATTGGTTGAAAGGAGATTTAGGACAAGATAGAAAAGATATTGGTATGGCAATTAAAACATTTGCTACTGTATTCCAATATCTACCAAAAGATAAAAGACCGGGTCTTATTGTTAAAACATCGCACGCTGGATTTAGTGTAATAGATAGAGAAGCTACTCGTGAAAAATTAGAAGGAGTATTGAAATCGTTTGGAGATAAATGTCCATCTGTATATCTATTGCATGGTGATATGGAAGAAGCTGATATGAGCAACTTATATCATCACCCAAAAGTTAAAGCAATGATTTCATTTGCTAAAGGTGAGGGATATGGTAGACCAATGGCTGAGTTTACTTTGACAGGTAAACCAATTTTAGCTAGTGGTTGGAGTGGCCAAACTGATTTCTTACCAGTAGAACATTCAGTTTTATTGGAAGGTTCGCTAACACCTGTACATGAATCCGCAGCTGACCAATTTTGTATGAAAGAAGCTCAATGGTTTACTGTA